TCGAAAAGACTTCTAATATTGATAAGAAGGTTTTTCCATATGTTGACGATACCAGAAAATGTATTATGTCTATGGATGTAACGATTGAAGGTACTACATATCCCACTGAAGGTAACTATGTTTTCGGGCCTGACATGACAGAAAATGACGCTTGTGAACAAGCGACTATCAAGGCAAAAAAGAAGGCAATAGGTGAGGTTTCACCAGAAGTTCTGACAGCAAAAACAGAAATGAATTGTTCTACCAAAGAAGAGTTACCTGTTCATGCGGCCGCACCACAACCAGAAGTGACTATTACTGAGAGTTCGCCTGTAGTTACAGAACGTATCATTACTGAACCAGTGGTTACTGAAAGAATTATTTCTAGAAAAGTTATTGACGTAACGCCATCTAATGTGGTACAGTATATACCAAATAGTAATCAAGGCTTTACTATTGGAGGCATAACACTCTCTTTCGACCCACACAGAAATAAGCGTGGTAAGTGTTATGCGAACTGGCAAACAGGTGGAACGGACTGTTACTAATGTTAAAGTTGATTGTAGGAATTATATTGGGTATTGTTCTAATAACATACTACCCACAAATCGGTTCAGTATTAGGTGACTTGTTCACTGAATCTGGAATGCGTGATGATCTAGTGAAACTTTTAGAAGGGATATAACATGAATAAGATCATATTAGTTGGATGCACAGCACTACTTGGGGCTTGTAGTTCAACAAAAACTGTGGAGACATTGACAAATGTACCACCACAAAGTATCGTTGCCAAAGAGGTATACGAATACAAGGCACAGGCCGTAGTCGATCAGATTGAGGTTATGCCTAAGTGGTTCTTGAAACCACCAACTAGTGAGACTGCAATCTATTCTGTAGGAACTGCTGTCACACCAGACTTGCAATTGACTGTAGATATTGCAGTGTTGAATGCAAAGACAACTCTTGCAGACAGGATTAATGGTAGGGTTCGTTCTCAAACCAAAAGTTTTGTTGCAAAGATTGGTTCAGAAGAAACAGATACTTCTATTCTATCAGAAGTAGAGAAGGCAACTAAAAACATCATTGCAGATGTAGATGTTGCTGGTTACAAAGTTTCTGAGAGTTCAGTGGTTGCTAATGGTACACAGTATCGTGCATATGTTTTATTGGAGTATTCAGACAAAGAGGCGAATAAGATTATTATGAACCGTCTGCGTAAGGATAGGATACTCTTATCAAAGATACGTTCAACCAAGGCTTGGAAAGAACTTGACGAGTCTGTGAACAATCAACATGAAATGGATTCGGAAGAATCGCTAACTAATATGGAGATACTTACAAGTGATTAAAGAATTGATGCTGTCTTTCCTGTCTATCGCCGCAGAACCATCCTTTGCAGATGATGTGACGATACCACAAATGGAAAATTACGCTGTCGAAGAGGCGATTTGTCTCGCCGACAACGTGTACCATGAAGCACGAAACCAACCAACTGCTGGACAGATGGCGGTTATATCAGTAACGATAAATCGTGTAAATGACCCTCGTTTTCCAAACACTATTTGTGGTGTAGTAAAGGAAGGGCCGCATCGTCCAACTTGGAAGGGTACTGGCGAAATGATACCTGTAAGGCATCGTTGTCAGTTCTCTTGGTATTGTGATGGTAAATCTGATAAGATATATGATACAGAAACTTGGAATCACATATATCTGTTGACAAAGGGTATTGTTTCTGATACACTACAAATACTGGATATTACAGAGGGTGCAACACACTATCATGCAGACTATGTATCACCAGCGTGGGCAAAGACAAAGACTAAAACAATAGAGATTGAAGACCATATCTTTTATCGGTGGGAGCGAGTAGAATGAATTTATTTTGGTTAGATGAAGACCCTTTCAAGTCTATTGAATACCATTGTGACAAACATATTGTAAAGATGCCAACAGAGTACAAACAAATGCTCTGTACGGCACATCGTGTTTTGGACGGCACAGAGTATATTGATAGAACTAAAAATGGTGCAAGAATCAAACGATGGAAACACCCAGACAGAAAGATGGAGAAAATCTTATTCAAGGCTTCTCATGTCAATCATCCTACTAACAAGTGGGTTCGTCTGTGTCGTGAGAACTATTCTATGATGTTTACTTACTACATATTATGTTGTAATGAGTACGAACATCGCTACAATAAAATACATGGTGCAAAAGATTATTGGGATATGTTGCGTGAGCCACCAAAGAATATGCCATCTAGTATTATGGGGCATACACCTGTACCACAGGCAATGAAACAGTTTCCTGAGTGTATGGTAAAGGATGATAGTGTTCAAGCATATCGTAACTTTTACAATGTTGCCAAGAAGCGTTTTGCTACTTGGAAAGAAAGAGAAAGGCCTTATTGGTATGACAGTACAAAATTACGAGTTGCCTGATTTGAGGGCAAAAATTGGTGCATTACAATCAGAAAACAATCTTCTAAGAGAAGATTTAAAGGATATGACAGCCTCTTACTATGGACTCCTAAATAGGATCAAAGAACTAAGTGAAGAGAAAATAGATAATGCCGACATATAGATTTAAAAATGATGAGACAGGTGAGGAGTTTGATGATTTTATCAGCAACTCTCGTAGAGAAGAACTCTTAAAAAAGAATCCTCATATATCTCAACTACCAACACCATTTGGAATTGTTTCAACAACAGGTTCAATTGATAGTAAAACTGACGGTGGTTGGAAAGAGGTTCTTAATAAAGTTACAGATGCCCACCCAGATAGTCCACTTGCAGATAGGTATGCAAAAAAGTCTATTAAGGATGTTAAGACTAAACAGGTGGTAGACAAACATCGACATAAGTGGAGAAGCAATTAATGGCAAAAGCAAAAGACATTCGTATTGATGATATGGTAACAGTTAGTTCTGTTACTGATAATCAAAAACGTGCCTTTCAAGAATATAAGAACGATAAGAATCTTTTCTTGTACGGTGCGGCTGGTACAGGTAAAACATTTATTACGTTATATCTTGCATTGCAAGAAGTGTTGAGAAACGAAACAAAGTTTGATTGTGTTTATATTGTTCGTAGTGCAGTTCCAACTCGTGAGATTGGGTTCTTGCCAGGCGATGAAGAAGATAAGACAGCGTTGTTCCAAGTTCCTTACCAGAATATGGTAAAGTTCATGTTTGAACAACCGAATGAACAGGCCTTCAGTATGTTGTATGACAGACTAAAGAATCAAGGTTCGTTAATGTTCTTGACAACTTCCTTCTTGCGTGGTATAACATTAGATAATGCAATCATCATTGTGGATGAGGCACAGAACTTGACGTTCCATGAACTGGATACAATCATTACTCGTGTGGGTATGGATTCAAAGATTATGTTCTGTGGAGACTTCTTTCAATCCGATTTGATGAAGCATAGTGACAAGGCTGGAATGCAACACTTTATGAAAATTCTAAGAGGTATGGACTCCTTTGCAAATATTGAATTTACACTAGGTGACATTGTTCGTTCTGGTATGGTTAAAGAATACCTCATCAGTAAGATTAAAACAGAAGGTGACGATAATGGGTAAGAAGAAGTCAAGAAGCACACAAACTTCTAAAGGTGAACGTAGATGTGTTGCACGAGATATTGTCAAAGCAACTCGCAGAGACTATATGCAGAGCAGTGAGAGGATTACAAATCAACTCGCTGCATTTATGAGGGGCAAGAATGTCATGTTGACTATTCCTAATCCAAACAAGAACGAAACGAACAAGAGAATGATTCGTGTTCCAGCCACTGACCAGTGGCGCCGTGGTGGTAAAAAGTAAATACTAAAGGAGTATAGATTATGGAAATACTAGCAATTATTGCTGCATTGGGTGTAGGCGCACATTATCTTAATAAAGAAGATGTGCCAGATAATGTAGTTCACAGTTCGCAGAATACACAGGAAATTGCAAATTTTGGAACTAACGATGTCAGTCTTGCACAGATTGATTGGAGCAAAGCAGGCAACTTTCGTGTAGGTAATTCAAGTGAGAATGGCGTACAGTGGGTTTTTATTACTAACTAATACAAGGACTATATTATGTTTAATCATGTACCAGTAGATATCCCAGAGGTATCAACTAAAACTATCAAGCGTAAGCGTTTCTATGATACGCCTACAGGGTTCTATCCCTCTATTACAACCGTATTAGGTGTTCGTAAAGAGAAACAACAAGGACTTGCAAAGTGGCGTGAACGTGTAGGTAACGATGTTGCCAATCACATCATGCGAACTGCCGCAGGCCGTGGAACTGCTGTTCACCATATGTGTGAAGATTTCCTTAACAACAAAGAGGTTATTCAAGAAG